ATCGGCCAAACTCAGCAAGCGCCGCTTCTTTGGCTACAACGATTTCGTTCATGCTTCTCCTTTTACTGCTTGGTCAAAGACCCGGCACCCATCAAATTGATTTCCGCTGTTGCCTTTTGGCTGGATGATCCGATCTCCCCGGTAAGTTGACCGGTGCCTTGATAGATTGTGCCGTTTGCAAATGTGATGGTAATGGGAAAAAAATCACTCCCTTTCTGCAAATCAACCAAAAATTCTTGATCGCCAACAAGATGATCAGTTTCGACAACTACCCCGGCGAGCCCCCACGGAATCTGTGTTTTGATCAATCTTGCAGTAACCCCGTCACCGTTTGGCTCGATCTCGTTTTCTGAGCCTCCGAGCTTCATGGTGACTTCTGCGTCCGCCGCGACCGCATAGGTTCGACCTTTAAGCGTAATGCTTTCTACGCTGCCTCCAACTCCTGCCATGATCTACCCCCTATGCTGTCGCTTGTTCGCCGAAGAAAAAGCTGAACAAAAGATCGGTTGAAATAATGTTTGTGTTGCCAGAAAGCTTGACTGGAATCTGAATATCTAAGCGCTTTGGATTGGTTGCGCTGATAACTACTATAGTCCCGTTTTTGGCGCTTTCTGGATCTGAAATAATCGCATTCAGGGCGAGACCGTCGAGCATGGCAGAAATCTCCGCCTTTGCATCTTTTGGCTTCCGAGCTGATTTATTTACGGTCGCCTGATTATCTGGAATTAGCGGCGCACCATCCCAAGAAGGGTTTTCAAAAATGCTGTTAATGCTATTGTTGATATTTTGCAATTTTACGACATCAACAACGTATCGGAACGCTGGAACTGGATCACCAGTCGGGTGATACATCGTTACAATGTCTGCAAGGTTCAAAACTCCATCCCGAACCACTACCGTCGAGCTACCGTTTTTGACCGCGGTGTCGCGCTCTGTGTTATCCCACTGCTCAGAATCAAGCCCAGGCGTGAGACCGGTTGCTTTTTGGCTGCCGTAGCCGTGAGGCGGATTATTGTTTGCCAGCACTGCGATTCGGGTTAATTGTCGGGCCGCGACAACAAAAGGAAGGTCTTTGCTTCCAGGTGCGACGAGCTGACAGTTTATTAAATCGGTGGGCCTGGCATCTGAGACAGCGGTTGCGGAAGAAACACCCGAAACGGTATTTCCCACGAATGCGACCATGTGCTTTTTGGTTAACGGGCCACGCCTACCTTCACCAAAGGTGAATAATTTGCCCAGCGTGGTTATGTCTGCCACATCCATGCAATTCAAAAAGAGGCTTTCCCAGACGTCGCCAACCTGATTTAAAGCTGTATCAATATTTGGATTGACTAAACCGCCAGAAGGCTGGGCAATGGTAAACGTGATGCCAGCATCAGTTGGACCTTCGATTGCGATTGTAATGTCATTTGCGCTTGTTCCCTCCCACTTCGAGGTCAAGTTTGATCTGTTGTTTATGGCATCATCAACGGCAGTCACAGGCATTTCGAGTACAGCATTGATCGCGGTTGTAATGAGTGCTTCAGAGGCCGTGCCGAGGGCGCCGTTCAAAATCACGAAAGAAGCTGAAGGAATATTGTTGATCACCACCCTGTAAGAACCGTCTTTCGTAGCGGTTCCGATTGCGGCGACATTGCCAGTTGCGGCAACCCCCACACCATCGTCAACGAGCGGGTAAACCGTTACGGGAATTGTCCGCACGCCATCGCCATTCAAAGGCAAGAGCTGAAGGACTGCCAAATGGATCGGAGACCCGAAGCCGTAAATTGATCCGGCCTCATTTGCATTGTTGATTTCGCGCTTTATGGTGGCGTATGTGACGGCGGTGCTTCCCTGCCCGATGACTGCAATTCTCTGAGGGAGAAAAACGACATTGCCCTGCCGAGAAGTCTGAAATTTTGTCTCAATGCCTACGGCCCGTGCGACTTGCGAAGCGTCAATTGCTGTGCTGATTGCCATTGTTCAGCCCCTTTCTTAATTTGTGGTTGTATAATCATAATCTGTTTCGGCTAAAAGGATGCCGTCTCCGTCTCTTTTCACATCAACAAAAACTTGCTCAAGCGGAACGCCCGACACTTGAGGCGATGCTTCGTTCAATTCGACCGACAAAGAAATTCTTGCAACAATGACGTGTTCGACGGTATCGTTTCCGAGTTGAGGCTGGAACATGTCGATGCCGTCAATCCAGCGCTTGCCGACAACGCCCTGCATTTGCAGGTAAAGATTTTGAGCAGCCATCAAGATATTTCTAACCAGCTTTGCCCCGCGCTGCGCCTCAAGTGATGCCATACGGTCGCCGGGCACCTGGCCTCCACCTGCAATGCCTTCACTTTGCCCCGCGCCGTAAATATCAATATTGAAAGAGGCGTCAACGGCTTGCTTTGCGGTATTGCTTCTGGATTGCTGATAATTCGAGTTGTTAAGCCAAATATTGACGATTGGACTTATGTCTACGGGATCTCCCGTAAATTGCTCCCACGGATTCGACCGCTCAACAAAAACGCGCAGCTTGTAATTTGCAGGCTCAAGGCCCTTTGCTGTTGCGAGTGCTTGCTGATTTGCCGAATTCGCGGCTAAAATTGCACCGATGGTGTCGCGCAGGATTTCCAGATTGTCTTGTTTTTGAATTAAGGCCGGAAGAACAGAGACCGTGACGAGATCTGTTAAGCCCATTGCCGTGTTCAGGCCCTGGGTCAACATAAACTTGTTTTTGCCTACTGCATCGGCTCCAAGGCCATCTATAAGGATTTCTTTATTTGTGGTCGTCATTATGCGGCCTTAAATAGCTCTAAAAAGCAGACAACGCTTTCAATGCTTCTGTCCGGGTCAGTCTTTGACACCTTAAAAAGAAATGCATTTAAGCTTGGATCTGTGAATTGAACTGTCCAGGGCGTTGTTTTTGAGTCCGATATTCCCACTGGAAGCCCTAGTCCTGCCGCTGTAAGTGCTCGAATCGAAAGGGCAATGGTGGCAAAGCGGCCACTGACTATCTGACCTGTTTCCGGGTCTATGGCCTGACTGATATCATTTGCAAACCCGACGAGGGGTTGTGATGCCCCTGCCGGATCGGTGACTGTGATCGGCCATCCAAAATCATCAGCGTCAGTGGTGATGGCATGGAAGTCCGCCGCAGCCTCTTCGCGCAAACCCATATTATTTCAATTCGATAATTTTACGGCTTTTCAGGCTGTCCATGGTGTCAGATCCGCCCGTAAAATCGGACGGACTTACCTTGTTACCGGCACCAATGATTCCACGTTTAGACGTGACCGACTTGCCGGAGCACACGATCCATTCCTTTGTTTTCACTGCTTCAACCTTTTCCGGTGCGTCTGGCACCTTAGTTTCTTCCGGCTTGTCTTCGACTGAGGGTGTTTGATCTTCAACCTTTTCCGGTGCGTCTGGGATTTTCACTTCTTCAGCCACTTTCGCCTCGCTTCCTTTTTCGACCTTTTCTTTGGCCTTTGCGGCACTCATTACAGGCCCGTAGTCAGACAACCATAGGTATCAATGGCTGTCGGCACACAAAGAGGGCGAGAAGAAGATCCGACAAAAAGGTTTTCGCCGGGAGCATCAACCCACGCGTTCATCTGGATATCCATTCGACCGGCAATATTGTTGACTCTGGACGGAAGATATGGGAGCACTCTCGAATCTGGTGGCACAATCATTGGCACTGCACCAAACATCAGATCTAAACGAGCACCAGGGCTAGTCATAATCACTTTGCCCGGCGTGATGTATGGCGTAGATGCTCCGCCCTGGATCGCGTCATAATTCTGAGGGTAGGTCCACATCTCAAAATTATACGATCCAATGATAATCCACCCCATAAATGTTGCGCCCTCGCCGCCAGGTTCAGGTGCAATTTGACCGACTCTCATACCGCGATTATCCAGCAGGCTTTGCACTGTCGCGTCCCGGATAAAAGACGACCAAGCGGCATCACCGAAATCAAGACGACCCGGCCTGGACAATCCATCTGCTCGAATTAACTTCGCCAGGGATTCAAGGTCGCCGACTTTATCGTCTCCGGCCTGCCCCCATACGATTGCAGATGTCGGAAAATGAGTCGCCTTCGGTTTGTAGTCGATTGTAAAAAGGATATTTCCAGTCTCGTCGGGTAATGAGACGATACCGATCTGTAAAACCTGACTTGCCTGAAGTTCAATTGCGCGGCGGATCATGGCTTCGTTTTCTTGGACTACGCCAAAAGCCCTCGCAACCGCTTTGGCTTGAAAATTATTGTCATCGAAAGGATTTTGCCCTGCGGAACGCTCTAACAACTTGAAAGTATTTATTGGGCCAGCCTCTTTATGTACGGGAGGCGTAAATTCCTTGTTGGTGTGATCCAGCGAGGAATTCATGCGATATCCTGCGCTTATATCTTGAACTGCAAC